GTGATTTTTAACCCCTTGTGAGGGGGTGTTATCTATTCCTAATCTCCTTGCCACGCTTGATGCGCAAAGAGAGCCTATCGAAATTTCCATTTTCTCTTATCTTAAACAATATATCATCATCGCTAACATACAACATGCCTCCGCATACAATGTGTTGTCCTTTCTCACTCTTATATAATAAATAAGGTATAGCACCCACACGAGCATAATGGGCCAACATCGCATAAGTATTAGGAATTGTGATGCTACTGCTGCAAGCCGTGCCCCTGCAAAGTGCAAGGCATGTTCACCTTTCCGATAGTGAGGTGACGCTGCCACCATTAGCATACCGATAAAATATAGCATTCCGAGCATGCCCCACCAGCCCTCTGACCTTGCAATCATTTGAGGGGTGATAAGGAAAGCAACAAGCGACATTATAAGGGTGAACGTGGTAGGCTGCTTAGCGATGTACGCTGTTTCTGAAAGGCTCTTTAACGGATAACCTTTCTTCACCCTCATATAAGCTGTGTAAACGAGCAATAGGACAAAGCCTATTACGCAACAAGCGTATAGTAACTCTTTCATAACACTAATTTTTGTGGATAACCTTTCGTGTTGTCGTATGCTTTCACCTCGTCAACACTTTGTAGGGCCTTGACATTTGCGATGTGCTGCTGTGTGACGTTAAATGTTGCGTCTGCGTATAAGTGTACAGTCGCAAGTAGCTTGCGCGCCTTTTCAAGTTCGATAGGATAGATATTTCCGTTTACAGGCATTTGAATTGATTTCAGCCCTAATGCATCAGCTGACCTTATGCTCATGCTGTAACCAATACGCGTATCTACATCGAGCCACATCTTTATGCCCATGAACGTAAACTCGTTCACATTGCTGCTTTTCGCATACTCTTCTATCTCTGCAATCTTCTCAACCTTTGCAGCTGCGAGTAACTCCTCTTGTGAGGGTTCAACATCAACAGGGGTGTAACCATTTTCGAGCAAGATTTCAGGTGTCGGGGTAATTATCATTCTGTCGTTTACCTCAATATATCTGCCGTTATACACCTCATCTCCTTTTCTGTATTGTATCATAATATTTATTTTTAGTTGTTAATAATTGCCTTTGTACTCGCTGATAGGGAGTATCTTTCCAACATCGGTAATATTTGCAGCCTTATACAATTCTACGCTTCTATCAGGTACGTACAATACTCTACACAGGTTATAGTTTTCTCCTACCCACTTGTTAAAAGCAGGGGGCGTAGGAGTATTTGGAAGAAGAATAGAAAAAGCTTCCCCTCGCAAGTTACTATCACCCGATATGGCCCAATAACCGATTTCTTTCATTTCTCCTAAAAATATAACAATTAAATTCTGATTACTATCAGGCCGTACATTATACATTATTCGCCATCCATACGCTATTCCTATATTCGTGATATTTTGTGGTATAGTCACTTCTCCAACCACTCCATCGAAATACACAGAATCATTTGTTACCCATTGTTGCGGTTTCCAGCCTGAAAAATATTGCAGTTCGTTAAACTTTCTACCATCTTGAATATGTATAGTCCCGATGGAACTAACGGCCGCTGCTTCCTCTTTGCTTAGTTTGCCGTCTTTATCCTTATCCCACTTTTCAATACAAATACGCTCTACTTCTTTGTCTTCAAAATGAATGTATTTGTTATATTCATGCCTTAACAACAGGCGTCTGCGATTCATGCTCATACCTCTATCAGTACTATTACGTTATCAATAATGCTACCCTCGTATCTCTTGCCTGCTTCCAACTTCACTACCTTGCGCTCTGCCCATTCAAGATTTGCAGGCACACTAAGAGTTGTAGGCTTGTTACTCTTGCATCTAAAAGCAAACGAGTATTCATTCACATAGTCGCTTGTATTGTCCTCTTCAAGCGATAAATCAAGCCTTTCAACCTCGCCCCACACGTGGCGAACATTAGGTGTTAAGGTGCATGTAGTGTCTGTTGATTCGTGTACAATGCGCTTGAAACGTCCGTCTTTTCCGTCTTTCGCGTCAGTGGGCTTTAATCCACCCTGACTGCTCACAACGAACACCATTGCCTGTGTTTCCTCTGTCGAAAGTGGAATGATTTCAAAGGCTTTCGGAATATCCCTTACAACATGAATAAAGCCTGTTTCGCTGTCTGCGTTTTCGACATCGTAGGCAACTGATACTCTGAAAACACCTACTCGTTTATTGTCACTTGCATTTATCTGTACAGCAATACGCGAGCCGTTAATGGTTACATTCTCCGCTCGTGAATTAGCGACTAAGCTATTTTCTTTTACAATGCTTACCTCTAAGTTCTTGCATTTACTTAAATCTACACCTTTGTCACCCTCTCTTAGTTCAAACACTAAAAAAAGGTCAGTGTTCACGCGCTTTCTAATTAGCGGATAGCCACTATTGAAAGGGCTACCGCTACATGTACAATTGTTATTCTCCATTTCCACTTTATTTGTTTTCTTGATTGCTCGTGTTTCCTTTCTTTAGATACTCACTCAAATAAGGTATCTTGTCAACCATTTTCAGCGTTAAAATGTAATAGACAAAGCCTGCAACCTTGTGCATCGTTGTACCCTCAACAAGCATCACTTGCCAATTTCGTGCAATATTCGTAGCATAGAACCAAATAGCAATTCCGCATAAGGCTTTTACAACTCCTAACGTTTCGCCATCATTGTGCATGAAGTGACCTGTGACAAATAATGCCGCTGTGAGTACAAAGAAAAGGGTGCAATGATAGAAGAACACCATTGACTTTTTTAGACTCCACTTCTCGCCGTGTACCATACCAGCTACCCAGCCAAATAGATAATTCAGTGAAAACACAATAATCATTGCTATCATGAAGTCCTTAATAGGCACAAGCAAGCTAAGAACACCACTCACTACGCTGCAAATAACAAATTTTACATCTTCCATTTTTTCACTCTCCTTTTTTATATTATCATTATCCTAACTCCGTAACCTATTGCTACCCCTGCAAGGGTTAATGACAAATCAACAAAGTCAAATTTGCCACCCCACAGCTTATCCTTTAACTCTAATGCTGTTGCAACGCCTATACCTGCATAGGCTGCACAATAAAGGCTATTTGCAAATGCGCCTATCGCTATACCACCTAACAGATGCTTGTATCTGTTGCTTTCCTTTAGCCACTTGAATAGTTTTCTCATATCTGTTTATTTTATACTCCACCTATATTCTTCAAATTACCCCAGTTATTATCCCTGAAAGCACCTATCATAAGTCCTGCCCCTGTGAATTCAGCAGGCACTTTCGGTGTAAGCATAGTGATAGGTAACTTTATAACCTCTGCCACTTCTCCGCCGTCCCACCGAACAGGAACTCCATTAGAATAGATATACACATTATCCGCTTTGTCATTCGCATTAATGACCATGCAACGCTGTGTATCATACATAACTAACTCATACCGAAATGTACTCGCGCTATCAATATTAAACACTATTGTATCAACAGGAAATTCGTAAATGGTATGCCCCGAGTTGTCGTAACAGAAACAGGGCACTTCGTAAATATCGCCATCTGTTGTGCTCTTTGATTCTAATGTTTGCGTATATGGACTTGCTTTAACATCATTCAAATAGAAATCCGCCGTTGCCCCTTTTACAACCATTGTCGTGCGTCTTTTTGCACCGAAAGTACCCATCACCCACGTGTTTACAGGTATCAAACGTGGCTTTCTTTGCGACTGACTGCTCATTATCAAGTCGCCGTCACGGATTAAGAATTTACCCTCGCTATCGAACATCAACGTTGTTGGGTCTTCGCCGGGGATGTAATTTTCACATTGTAATTGTCTAAATGTACCGCTAACACCCTTTAATGTTCCGCTCACATTCACGTTATTAAACGTTGCGTTCTTCGCGTCTATCGTGTTGCCTTGAATACCCTCTGCAACAATCTGCTTTGCATCAATCAACTCGGCACTAACCTTGCCATCCTTGATGAGAACTTTCTTCTGCCCATTAGCACCGATAAATTCTGTTGTGTCTGATTTAACGACAAATTCGCCATTTTCAAGTCGCGCCTCCGCGTTGTTAACCTTTACTGATGCCGAGTTAGCCGTTTGTCTGATAGTTGAAATATCACGCCCATTTGCCGATATATTCTCCCTCATATCGCGTACCATGCGCGTATAGGACATTGCCTCCATAAGGATAGGAATAACCCTTGTATCGACAATTTTTGCGCTGCCATTTGTCTTTACATAGAGTTCAACGATGATGTTATCGGGCCTTGCTGAAAGGTCAAAATAGCCGTTTAACTTGTATAGTATCGTGTTGCTTGCACCTGCTGTAACGCTAACATTCACGCCTTTGTCGGTGTGTGCTGAAACATAAGGCTTATTACCTGCTGCTCCCTCACTTGTTATCACTTCAACATTTGTGCCTTGCGCATGCTCTATTGTGTATGCTGCATCACATACCAACAAGCCGTCAGCCGTGACCTTTGCTGATTCCTTGCTTGCCTTTAATCTATATATCTCCGCATCCTTGCCATCCTCACCCTTGAACGCACTCCACGTGTACGCGCTCGGGTTGAGGGGCGGATAGGGCTTATCCCATGTTGCAATGCCTATATACTTGCCTGTTGTCGTGCCAAGTTGCGCGTCCTTAGGCGATGGCTGCCACGTGTCCACGCCTTTACCTTGTGCAAATTGAATACAACAAATGTCAAACTTACAAGCGCTGTCAGCATAAAATATCAGTGCATGTGCGTTGTCATCACTCTTGACTTTAATTTCAAACCGCTGCCATTGCGAAGTTAAAGAATTAAAACTTGTGCTGCCTATATTTTCAACGCCAATGAGGACATTTGCGGAACCATCTACCGAGCGCATATAGCACGAAAGGATAAGTGGCGTGCCTGTTTTGCCAACTAACAAGCGATGAGCATTATCTTGATAAAAGAGTACTCCGCCGTTACTGCCCCCCGATACAACATGATACCCTACAGAAGTCATAAGAGGTAATTCTGTACGCTCGGCGTTTGAAAAAGTAATAACGCTGCTGCCTATTCCATTAGCCTTATAGGGCTGGTCATAAGTAAGCTGATTATCCCCATTTGCGACATTCGGACTTCGGCTTGTTGTAGCTTTTGTAAACGTTGCGCCGTTATCGTCAGAATAGCGGATGTAGGTCTTTTCTGATGTGCCGTTAGCGCCTTTGTCGACCTGCAACTGCCAATCGGGGTTGTTGTCGCTCGGGCGTGAGGTAACCTCTTTACCTTGTGCGATGCAAAGCCAAAGGCGGCCATTATCGCTCACTCTGTCGTAATAGCTGTATTTCTCTGCCACTAACCACGCGCCTCGGTCGGTGATTAAAGGCACTCTTGCACCACTTCTCGTGATAAGCCTAAATAGATTTGTGTCAAATTCGACTTTTTTCGGTGAGATAACCGATGTACTCTTTCCTTCTAATGAATAAGAGTTAACACCGCTATACCAAACAATTGCTGGCGCTTCATCACCTGTTGTGAGTATCTCTATAATGTTCTGTCTGTCAGCTTTTGTCCTATTGCCGAACTGCACCAGTGTATCGTCGACCATCGGCGTGTCACTTCCTTGCTCGCAATCAGTCTTTGAAAGGTCAATATAATCAATTCCCTTTGCCATCACCCTACGCCAGTAGTTTCTGTTGGAAACGCCTGCATAAACGCCTGCACGGATATTGAACGTTTGGCAACGTGCTTGGTCATCTACTTCCCAAAGGTTGGTCGTAGCCGTCGTGCCGTCATCCTGATAGAAGTAACACCGCCACGCATTACCCTTATCTTCTACTTTCTTTATCTTAGAGCCACAAGCGGAGAACACGAAATTACCTCCTACATAACTTAGCTTCCGCTTTTCTATTTCATTGAACACGGCCTTTCGCCACACGTTCAAGTCCGAGATATTTAGCTGATACTTGCCGTCTTTTGTTTGTGTAATACCAAAGCCTGTCTGTTCTAACGCATTGTAGTTAGCACTCGTGATAGCTTTCAATATCGCTTCGCCTAACTCATTAATAGAGTAGTCCGTGCCAATATTCAAGCCCTTTAGGAACGTGATAACGGCTTGTGCGGTGTCGGGAATATCCTTATGCAAGAAACGCCTGTCTGTGTAGTTCTTTACAAGTGTGCTGATTTGTTCACTATTAAGGCCTGCACCGCTGAAATTACCCGAAAGGATATTATTCACATCCTCCTTGAGTTGAGAGATAGTACCCTTGACGGCTTGATTGCCAACGACAATATCCTGTATGATTGGATAGTCCAGTTTTGTAATGAGCCTGATAACACGTGTATTTAACTTATAGCCCTGCCCATCGTCAAAGACTACCTTCTGCCCTATGTAAAGGTTAGGGTTACGCTTCGCAAAGGCAACCGCATTAGACGCAAAAGAATAATTGTTATTGTCTTGTGTTCGCCTGCTTATCTCCTTGATAGTGCGTGATGCTAACTCGGCTTGGGCAAGTTTCGTTTCATGCTCACCCATTACGATATTAAACAGCACAACCATATTACAAGTGAAGTCTGGGAGGCTCTTACCACGTGGGTAAAGTCCCTCGCTCTCATTGGTAGGGATAATAGTATCTCCGCTTTGATACTTGAGTATTTCGTAGTCACCCTTTAAGATGTCGACACCACTATCGCCCTCGTTTGGCTTTGGTGCTATTGGGTTGTTTATTTCGTGGTAGTGGAGTTCAAACCCCTCCTGTCCATTAGGCTGCCCTACAAGCCCTTGTGTCAGGGCATCGTATTGCCCATTTGTGGCGTGAGTGTTAACCTTGAATATTCCTTTGAGCGTGTAACCCTGTAATACCTGCTTTGTGCGCTCTATCTCATAATCATACCAATAGTGCGTGATGATTTCTCCGCTTTCGTTCTTATCGTAAGTGGTATTGATAGCGGTCTTGCCAGCTATCTGAGTTGTAGAAGGGAACGCAAGGCGCATATACCAAATAGTGTATGTCTTTTTGTATCCCCTGCTGTCAAGCTCTATCGTATTTGTCTGAGAGTTCTTGAGATAACGCACGTGTTTACGGACATTGTAAACATACAAGTCAATATGAGGATAAACATCATCAAAGGAGAGTGCAAGCGTTTGTTTGATTTCTCCTGATGCTTCAAAAGCATCCTTTGTGATGATATTGCCGTTAGGGTCTACATACATATACCCATCGGGATATACTGCCTTATCAAGTCCTAATCGTAGGAGTGTAGCAACGTTCCCAGTGCCAACAAGCGCCTTTGTAGACATATTCTTCGTCGACCCCTGCGGATAAAAGCAGTTGTAATAGTTCTCCTTGCTATCGCTTACAGATGCTTTCTGTATATTGTCATGTGCTTTTAAGGTAGGAACGTCCTCGCCAAGATTAATGCTTATCTGACCGAAATATAAAGCCTTATGCTTCCACGATAAATGCCATTCACATGAATTAATCTTGCAAGCCTGAGCGATAGAAGATAATACGGAAAGTATATCATTCGATGATACGGAAAATGATACGGAACTATCTACGTTACCACAAAGGGTGAACGTAAACTTTTCGCTCTCTGTTGTTATATTGAGTGCTTCATTGATAGCCTTACAAGCGTATTCAAGCGCGTTTGTTGTTAATCCGTCAAACGACCACTCCTGCTGCTTGATAGGGTTCTTGTCCGCATCTGTGGTGTCATAGAGGAACGGCACACGTGAAAGCCACATCAAAGGATGTTGAAACTCGGGAGTATACTTGAAACTTTTATCGTCCTCTGTCGGTGTGTATGCATTGAGTAGTCTGTATTTCAGTCCGTCCTCAAAAGGAATAATATACGCACCTGCTGGCAATGTGATTTTTACATCACTCTGCCATGACAACCTCACAAGGTCACTTCTTCCTAACTCTTGCTCGTGTTCTGCGCCCTCTGTCAGTGTCGCATCGAGTATCTTGTTGTTATGAATGTCGTATATTACCATAACCGCAAAGATAACAAGAAAAGAAAGGGTAGGGGAATGGTATAAAAACAGAAAAGCCACAACGTTTTTGTTGTGGCAAATCTTTTATATGTGGCTAAATTACTTTGTAATTGCTTGATTATCACTTTTAGGGGAAATTTCGGATAAACTTTTATGCTACTTTGAATTTGTTTACAAAGTAAATTTGCCCTTTACCAGTTACCTTTGGAGTTATTGTCGTGTACATTACACCATTGTTACCGCTACGAGTGCCTTTCTTCAATTCAAATAGACCTTGTTCAATGTAGCGTTGATTTGGTATGTTGTATCTCTCGCCATTTGTGCCAAGATACCCATTTTCACGTAACCACTTGAAAAGTCGCTTTTCACCCATTGGGTAGCCGTTTTGGTCAATCAGCTTCGCAAGCTCACCAACCAAACATGAAGATGCTGAACCACTGACGGCTTGCGTGAATGTCACAGCTGGCTGTGCTGCTTCTATCTGTTTCTTCTGTTCCTCGATAGTTTCTTGTTGCTTTGCTGCCAACATCAATGCTTCGGAGAAAGATTGCGGTACTTGGTAGGTTTTAACCATACCATGAAACACTTGTCGGTACACCTCAAACACGGGGCGACCCTTGCGGGCCACAAAGAACTCCATACAAGCCACGGACAGCTTGTAGATGTTGGTTGGTCTGCCGCCGTTGGGGTTTTCCGCATTTTTGCGTAAAACTTGATAATCAATACCTTGCAAGAATTGTTCACTTGTCGTAAGTGCTCTAACAGCTTCTTCTTTTCTACCATAAGTTAGCATCCACACCTCATCAAGGTCTATCGGGAACTCATTACCCGACTTGCTGATTTCAAGAATTGCAGCGAAATAACGCTTCAAATCATCGTTACTACTTGCCTTTGTCAAAGAAAAGGCGTTCTGATTGCTCTCATTTGAAAATAAATCCATACTTTTGTAATCGTTTTTTTGTTTGCCCCTTTGTCCGTCCAAAGATTTCGGGGGCGGTTATAAAACAAGGGCAAAAACTAAGAGTTCTTGTTGTGGTATTCAGAACTCGAAGTTGATGCCCTTTTATAATATCTTCTCTACCACCGAATACCACTAAGGTGGTTATACTTTGCAAAGATATTGCTTTCTTATCTTCTATCTCTTTTATCTTTTTACTTGAAAACGACAACGCTTCGATTGTTGTTTTTTCTCTGTTTTGATAGCGTTATCCACTATCTCATTAACCCATGTTGTTGTTCATTGTCCCTTTGGTTTATAGGCAAGCACTTTGCCCAAGTTATACACTACTTGCTCTACCACCCATACAAGTGGCTCACCATTCTTGTCTGTACCATATTCATATATAATAGGCTCGCCTTTTTCGTCTGTGATAATCTCACAATAGGCAGACTTTACTTTAACAAGTGCAGATGCTCTATTTTTCGCATAGCCTACATAAAGCTGCAAGGCATCATACTGAATAGGGATAGCGTTGCCGTTCTCATCTTCGACTTCGTAGCCGTCTTTGTCAAGCTGTAATAGACGCTTGACGGTTGTTGGCTTTACTTCTCTGAACTCTTGCTTTTTCGTGCCTTTGATGATTTCATCAAAGAAACACTGTTTGATGATAAGCGTTAATGTCTTCATACCTTATTATATTATGCTATTCTAACTAAGTTCGCCTTTTTGAAACAACGCCACTCGTCTTTTTCAGTGTCGAAGTACACCTGACATGTGTCGTTTATCTTCTTTTCACCTTTAGTTGCAGGTATTCTATCACTCATAAGAGTGCCGTATGCCTCGCGCAAGCTGCCGTCTACCTTTTGAAAATAGAACTTGACCACTCGCTTGCTAAGGGCTGCTTTTAGCTTGATATTAACCCAAGCGCACTTTAACGCTTCTGATAATGTATAACCATTCTTGCGAACGAACTGCCATGCAAGCATCATTACTTCTCTCATCGTGTTTTTGAATGTTGTTGCCATAATCGTAATATTTAAGTTGTTTATCAATCTAATTCAACATCTTGTATGTAAGGTATCTCACCAACTTCTTTCTCTGCACTGCCTGTAAGAGCTACATACATTTGAAAGTAATCTACCTCTACAATGTACCAACCATCGTTATATCTCACCTCGCCATCTTCATAGATGGTCTGTATAAGCGTGCGGCCGTCAGGCATTACTGAGCTTGCCAACTCGTAAGGGTTGCGTATCGTACCATTGTCGTAGTCGCATATCTGGCTCATTGCTTTCAATGCTCTGTTTGCCAACTTTCTGTTGGTATCGAACTTATCTGTGTAAATGTAGGTTGCATTCATAATCGTAATATTTAATAGTTTTACTTTGTTTCTTAATCACAAGGCAAAGGTAATGACTATAATCATACAAAACAAACATTTTGTGCAAAATATGTATGATTTTAATAAACGTTAGCAAATAAGAATCATTTATGCTTATAATATTACACAAATTAACAAAAAGTTGATTTTAGTCAAACAAAACACCTAAATATTTGCATTATTCATTTCTTCTTTATACTTTTGCAGTGTAGTTTATAATCAACATATAATATGGATATAAAAAAGGTAATAAAAGAGCGCGGCTACACAATAGAAGATGTAGCAAAGAAAATGGGAATTTCAAGGGTTACACTTAGCCAAAATATGAGCCGTAATCCAACAGTTGGCACATTGGAACGTATTGCAAATGCTATTAATTGTAATGTAAGTGAGTTCTTTGCAGACGAAAAGGACGCATCAAACACCATCATTTGTCCCCATTGCGGAAAGCCAATCAAATTTGAGAAAGGGGAATAAACGTACTAAATGGTTTATCTAATTGGTTTACATAATTTAAGTGGTTTTATTTGGATATTTATTTTCTTTTCTGTACTTTTGTTGCGTAAATAGCAATGAAATATGGAAGCAATAAAACATCTTGGGAAAATCGATTCCATTGTGTTATCTAATTACATTTTAAAGCATTATGGGGATATGTCACATTTGAAGCTGCAAAAACTGCTGTTTTATTGTGATGCATATAACCTTGCCTACTTTGGAGAAGAACTGATTACAGATAAATTTGAGGCATGGGTACATGGACCAGTGAGCAGAAAAGTATATGATAGTCTAAAGGACAAATCAATCTTGTATAGTGACGTAACTTATTCTGACATAGGTATTGATGTTGATGCAAAATTTCAAGATTTGACTTCTGAGCAACAGGAGGTACTGAAAAATGTTCTGAATGAACTTACAAAATGGAGTGGCCCAGAACTTGAAAACGCTACGCATCATGAAACCCCGTGGATTACAGCACGGAGTGGATTGGGAGAGGCTACCATTTGTCACAATCATATATCAAAATCTCTTACGAGGGAGTTTTACGCAAAAGAGCAAGGAATACAATAAAATGCCATTCAATAAAGCAAAGAAACCTCTTTCTGTTGTAAAGCAAAAATCAAGTGTTGCAGACCCTAAGCGGACAGGGAACTTCAAATTGTCCTTTCAAGACCTTGATACAACGCAAAAATTTGGTTCTACCTTTAGGGATTGGCAGAAATGTGGGCTACTTAGTAAGGCTATGGAAACATTGCAGGGTTACTGCTGTTCTCCATTAATAGGTAATAAAGACGGAGATAAATTTACAATATATGGGGATTATCCACCTATTAACAAAACAGATTTTATTTACCCAAAAAATGTTCCAGAAGATGCACAATGGGCAAGAATACATGTAAATGGGAAATCGGTTATTGTGGGGCATGTTGTAAACGATACTTTTTATGTAGTCTTTCTTGACAAGACTCACCATTTTTATCTCACCAAAAGACAGACAGGGAAATAGGATTACTCTAATACATCATTGAATATAATGGGGAACTGAAAGATGTTACTTCAATTGAGGAACTTGAAAAAATAGTACAGGAGATTAAAGAAAATAAAGAATCGCTTGCACATTTAGGGAATATTATATACTTTCGCCAAAGAATAACTAAAAACTTTAATGAAATGAAAAAGATTATTTTTGCATTGGCATTTTTGCCATTGGTGTTATTTACTGCGTGTTCGTCTGAAGAATCACATCAAGATAATCCTGAAATGGAACAGGTTATAGTCATTACCAGATGGGTTAATAATGACATAATAAATGGCTCCCCGTCTAAAACGAGGATTGTCTTTACATCCTTTGTTGATATGCTCATAGCAGTAGATGATGGGAAAGACGGCTTAGGTGCATTTGGAGTGAAAAACTTAGAGTTTTGTAAATATACACGTAGGGGGAATAAGATTTCTACAAAAATAAATGGAAAAGATGTTGTAGGAGATATTAGAGGGGACATTATCACTTTTACATATCACGAAAATGGACTATCAAAAAAAATAATTTTTTCACAAATAAAAGAGGGTAGCCATTAAGACTACCCTTTTGTTATACACTATTTGTCGGGTTCGGCTCTACGAACGCAAGGGCAATCTTAGCGAACGTCCTTTCCACATTCCTTGCAAAGGTGCAACTCTTACCAGTGTATTTGAGGTGATAGACATCCGTGCCATCATTGGGAACTTGTATAGACACGTCGCCACCTCGCATTACCTCTACAAAGGCTTTATTCTTTGCGTTGAAGTCTGATGCGTTCGCCCCCTCCATAGTGAAGTTTAGGGTAAGGCTGCGTTCGTTGACCTTTGGAGTGCCAACATACTGAACCCCATCTTGTGTGCGGTCGTTGTTGGTGATATACTCTTTCATAGGGAAATATCCGTTAAGAGTGTCAAGAAATCCGTCACCCATCCTTATGCCCCATTCTGTAAAGGCATCTTTGCCGTTAATGATTAACTCTGTCATATTACATATCTTTAATGTTCTTCTTAATGTCTGAAACGTCACTACTTAACATTTTCAGCGTTTTACTCATTGCAGATGTGTCATCGTGAATGCCCTGCAACTCAAGATAGGAGTTCGCTTGTATCGTCCTCATCTCGTCTGCAATAGACGTCTGCTCTACCGCCATCATCTGAACACCTCGCATAGATGCGTCCATCGTACTTAACTTTGCCGTCATCAAATCTTTTATTTGGTCACGTGAGACATTTCCTGCCGTTGTGAGTGCAACAATGTTATTTGCCTGCTCAAAGGTGATAGATGTTACTCCGTTAGCAGTTGCTGTCTGCGAGCTATCGCCATCCTTTGTGATGTCTATTCCTTTTGCAGCAAATCCCTCTTGTAACTGCTTTAGCAAGTTCTGTGCTACTGGCAAGTAACTATTCATTCCCTCTGCTATCTCACCAGCGAGGTGTGCAGACGCTGCTCCGAGTTCATTCTCGTTAATAGACTTCATCGCGTAAGCTTTGTAAAGGTCTGAAAGTTTATCTTCATACTGGCTAAAGACATTCTTCAAAAGAAGCTGTTTAACCATATCCTTTGAAATCTCCGCAAAGGTCTTTGAAGCCGAGTTCTTGAACTCCGAAAGAGCATCTTTGCCATCTTTCAGCCACGACCACACGGCATCCGTCATGTCAGACACCAAAGGAGAGTACATCTTAGACACGTACTCATGGATAGACTTGTTAAACTCATCGTATTTCTCTCTAAGTTCAACGAGTTTCTCCAATGTCTCCTTTGTCTCGCCTTGCAACTTATTTCCGTAGTTCTTTAAGACCTCGTTTGCGAGTTCCTTATCAACCATGCCATCTTCTCCGAATAGGTCTTTTCCGTACTTATCTTTTACCCATTCTTTGAGGTCAGCAGTTTTCTGACTCCTCCAAAAAGACTTATGCCGTGTCTGAATGCGAAGATTGTCTTTTGCCGCAACTTGCCCATTTTTATAAGTGATAGAACTAACTGCTGAATCTATGGCTTTTCCCACGATAGCACCAG